TTATATGAACAGTGTTATAAACATAATCAAGATGGCAGTGTTAAGATTAACTATAATGCGGAATCATATTGTGCATCTATATTATGTGCATTAAGAGGTTTAAAGATAGACTTTATTACATCTGTATCTAGGAAACAAGAAAATGGTAAAGAGATAAAAGTTGGAAGTAGTTCTCTTGATAGAGATAAAAGAATGTATTCAAAACAATGGACACAGTTCTTGATATCTGGACAAGTTGCTGTATTTAAACGTGAGAGAGATAAAAATGGTCATCTAATATTCAACGAAGGAATGGGAGGTGCAGAAAATAAAGATATATTTAGCAGAACTGCTGGATTTATTGAAAAACTTCGTGAAGTATTAACTTCTGCAAACCAAACGTTTGAATTAGATGGAATTGAATATAATAAATCTATTTTCGATGACATAGAAGATATAAAGATATCGTTTATAGATAAATTAAATACGATAGGTATAATATTCTCAAAAGATGCATTAAACAGTATGTTATCTAATAAGTACAATGGAACAGGTGTTGATGCATTAGAAAGATTACTTACAGATAGAGGTGAAGCAAGTATTTCTACATTTATAGATATATTGTATAATTTTGTAGATGTAAAAGGTAATATAAATGAAGATGTTTTAAATAATGCATATACTGATAACGGTTTTGTAAAAGAACTTGGAAATCAGCAAGGTATTTATAATAGAAATACTATAGAAGCTATGGCACTTGGTTTAAACGGTAAAAAGTTACATGCCGTATCTCAAAACAATAGTATTTCACACATTGTAAATGCGTTGAATACAAACGATAAAAACAATCCAATTGTTAGAACATTAATGAAATTTGGTTATAATATAACTAATATTTCTGGTTTTGACTCTGGATCTATCATACTTAAAAGCATTAATAATGGAAAATGTAATATAAGTACACATATCTATGTTGGATCTAAAACAGATAATAGAGGAGATGGTGGAACTGAGTATAAACAAGAACCTATTGTTGATGATTATATGGCAAAGATAGCTATGACACAACAAGGTTATTTAGTATTCCCAACACTTGCTGATAAAGGTACTTGGATGTGTTTATCAGGTATAGAATTACCAGGCATAGTGTATAATGAATCAGGTGATGTAACAAACGTTCCAACATTTATGTGGTATGGAACTACTCCGTATATACGTCCATCTAACTAGGTACTTGATCAAATGCTAGAATATGCCAAAGGAGAAAGACTTGCTATACAACAATGTATGGAGGATCTTGGTTACGATAATATTCCAGGTTATGAAAAACAAGATAGAAAAGTATTACCAAAAGAAGCTTATATTAAAAATTATCATACTAAAAATGGTTCAGTAGAACCTAATGGAACTAGATTCTTGTCGTTAACTGAAATAGTTCAATTGGATAAAAAAACTGGCGAACCTATGCTTGATGAAGATGGTAATTTAAAGACAATAAATCTAAATGATCCTACAAAGTCAAGTGAGGAAATGTTAAAGCTTGCAAATGAATGGTTGTTTGAAAAGCGTGACGGAGAAACTGATGAACAATTCTTAGAAAGACAGCGTAAAACTATGGCGTACACGCTTAATATACAATATCAACTTGAAGTACAGAACGCAATAGATCTAGGTCTTGTTACAAGAAGAAATGTAGATGAATATGATTTACAAACAAAACAAAATAAAACATTAGTATCTATAGAATCTTAGAATTTTTCAAATCTTGATACACATATGTTTAATCAAACTTAGATTGAACATATAACAAATAAGATAATGGAATCTATTCCTGCATGGAATAATCTACCTAACGGACCTAAAAAACAAGCAAGACTTAATGTATGTAAAGGATTAGCAATTGCTTCAATATTAAGTGATGCTACCACAAAATCAATAATAGCTTCACAAGAAGTTCAAAGATGTTTTAGTGGACATCCTGCAATGTTTAAAGTTGCATATGAAGGTGATCATATTAAAGATAGTACATTTGATATCCAAAAACGTATTGGTGGTATGGTTTCTACCGGAGATGATAATATTGAAAACTTACCGAATATGAAATCTTCGTACAGATGTGCCGAATGTAAAGATTATGAAGTAAAATCATCATCCGATATATTTAATAGACTTGAAAGTATGTTTACTGACAATGCTATACGTGATATGTATGCTATAATTAAAGATAACTATGTAGATGCATATAATATGTCTATTAATGAAATATTGTCTGACGAATCATTATCTGAACAAGATAAAAATGCTTTAATTAAAGCTAAAGAAAAAGGACAATAGTTCTTTGGTGCATATACTAAAGACATAAACGTAGCAGACGGTGCTGCATATATTACAGATTAGATGTGTGAAAACTTATTACGTCTACGTGGAGCACTTACTGGAAGAGTTAAGAAAGCTTTCGATATACTTAGAAGTAAAGATAAGTATAATTGGATGGATAAAGCAGAAGCATATAAAGATATTTATGAAGCTGTAAATATAGTTACTACTAAATATACTGCCTATGGATTTAGAAATCACACACTAAATGGTGAAGATCAATCAGATGTAGCAGTATCATATTATAACAAATTTGCTTTATTCCCATTATTCCCATGTATTGCTACTGGACATATGTCTGGAATATACGATAAGATGTTGAATGAAAAGGTGGATATGTTGTTTATGACATCAGCTGTTAAAGTTGGTTCATAGGGAGCTGTAAAATATGACGGAACTACTATAAATGAGCCATTTAATGTATATGAACAGGACTATGGTTTCTTACGTAGACAGTAGAATACTGATCCAGAAGAAGGTGACACAACAGCTATAGGTACACAGATGGTGAAAGTTGTACTATAGAATTTACGTCTTGATAGAATAAATTATGTTGATAATGTTACTGGTAAACAAGTATCCGGTAAATAGATTCTCAGTTCTTTAATGGATAGTATAAACCAGCTTACAGAACTTGGATATAAAGGTGTAAAAGAAGAGTTTGGAATTGACGAATTTGGAAATGTCGACAATAAGAAACTTAGTAGATATTTAATAAGTTAGATGTCTTCTAGAAATGCTAATAAAGGTCTTATAGAAGCTTTATAGGTTGATGAAAAAGGTAATTTTAAAGCTCCTATTGCTGCTACATCAGATTCTAGTTGGATAGAGAGTATATTAATATCTACTATAAACAAACGAATAATAGACATAATAACTCCAGGTAATTCATTTGTACAAAGATCTGTGTTTGCAGTAGAAGGTTCTTCTGTACAAGGTGGAATTATAAAATCTGATGCTACAATGTCACCTAAAATAAATGGTGGTAAAAAACTTCAAATGATTAATGAAGATCACAGTATGGATGCCGTTATATCTATTGATTATTTTGAAAATATATTACCAAAAGGATTATCGTTTAATGAAGCTAGACAATGGTTAATAGATAATGGTATTATTGGTAGTAAAGCTAAAGCCAATACTATAGGATATCGTATTCCTACTCAGGCACAATCATCTATACATGCATTACGTTTTGTTGATGTTATTCCTGCAGTTAAATCTACTATAATATTACCTGAAGAATTTACAAAAATAACAGGTTCGGATTTTGATATTGACCATCTTTATTTGGCATCATTTAATTATAAAAAGTCTAAAGATGGAAAGACAGTATCACATGATCAATTTGATCCAGATAGTGCTGAATATCATTAGAATAATATATTGAATCAAATGATGACATTACTTAAGGATACTGAAAATTCTATACATTCTTTGTATAAATCTATTGATAATGATACTGAATTACTTACAGATATAGCAGATTAGATTCCGGAACAAGGTTCTAATAAAGCTAGAGCATATAACTTCGGATCATTGCATGAACAGGTTATACGTAGAAATGATTATATAACAGGTAAATTTGGTATAGGTCCATATGCTCTAAACGTTACTAATCAAGAATTAACGAGATGCTTTAAGGTATCATTTAAGAAGACAAAGTTTACGGAAGAAAGTGGAATATGTAATTTTGATAAACTTGTTGATGATCAATATAATTATATAGCATCTTGGATTTCTGCATTTATTAATGCACATGTAGATATTGTGAAGGATCCATATATTAGTAAAATGAACATTAATCAGTTTACATATAATATGTCTAACTTGTTGATAAGAAGTGGATTCGGAGAATCTGCATTATGGTTCTTATCATAGCCTATTATACGTGATATGGCTAATGCTAGTAATTCTGCTAATAGTGAATTTATGAGAGATCCTAATAAGTTTAAAACAGTATATAGTGCTCAGAAAGAAGCTATAACAAATGCTGTATTAAAATGGTTAAATCCAGAAGATGTTAGTGAATCTGTAATAAGTAGATATACTACAGGTTATAAAAATAATACTGCTGAACAACTTCGTGTTGTAAATGCTATAAAATCTAAGATGAATGTATTAAAAGCAATAGCTACACATCCAGGACAAAAAACAGTTACTGTAGATGGTTATATATATGATGTTGCAGACATTCAACGTGATGTATTTTATGCATGGAAAACACTTGAAAGATATTCTATAGCACTTGGTAATCTTGTACAAAAAACAAAGATTGATACAAAGAAACAAGGTAAATCATTCTTAGCTATATATAAATACAGATAGGATTTTAATAAATTATTTTATGGTGATTCTGAAAAATCATTATGGGATGAAGAATCTTTACATAGACTAGCTGAAGAATCGTGGATTAAATCAAAAACAGATTATGCTTGTTCTTTACCATTTATTATACTAAAAGGACAAACATTCAACGGCAATAGTGTATTTATACATGAAATAACAGAACTGTATAATCAACTTAATCCAGAACAAGAATCTATAAATATTAAGAAACTAGAAGCTATAAGTAAAGCGGTTCAAACACAAATAAAGTGTAAATATATAGCAAAATATGCTAAAGAATATTTAGGTAAGACAGACAAACAAATATCTGAATTATTTGTTGGAAAATATTCTATGGCACATAGATTAAATATGTTAAATACTGCTATACGAACAATGGATTAGTATAAGCGACTCGCAGATAACATGTTAATACAATAGATATATTCAGCTTAGGAATAGGAACCTGTGTTGGTAAACGGTAAACGATACGAAAGACCTTCTTTCATAGCTATAGCCGACAGAGTAGGAGATAGTTCTATGAACTCTGATATGTTAATAGATGCATGGCAGGATTTATTATTGGATGAAGATAGAGTTGTAAGACAGTTTGCAAGAGATCTTATAGTATATGCTTATATGACTTCTGGAGAATATGCGGGATGGAATAATTTATTTAAATATGTTCCACCAGCATGGATAAGAGGTGAGATTGATACTGCTTACGGTGAAAATATGGCTAGTTATGTACAAAATATATTATCGAAAAATGATTTTGATAAATATATAGACTTAGATGAATTAGCTAGAAATAATTTCCAAGATTATACATTCTCAAGAAGATTAGCTGAAAAGAATGCAGACGGAGAACGTAATATACTTTATAATACCGATTATGCATTAATAATAAGAACCGCTAATAACGTTAAGCCACCTTTATATATAACAACAAGAGTACCTGGAAGCCTTGGAAATAACGCTTCTAATTTTAATATATATAAATTAGTTACACCAATTGGAGGTGTGGGAGAGAATAATGAATCAACTGCATCTATGTATATTAAAATTAAAAAAGCAGGATTTAATTCTGGACATAAACAGAAGATCTATGAATATGGTTGGGACTTTAAATATGTTGAAAACTATTCTAAGAATTTATCAACAATAGATACAGAAACAATGACTCGTAGACTATTCGGTTTTATTTCTGAACATAAAAATGCATTATCAAATTAGATGTATCAATAGATTATACAATCTATTAATGATTCTAAATATGATCAATAGAATGACGTTGTTATACCAACAGTTCCTGTTACTAAGAAGGAATCAAAATTAGGTTATAATTCTATGAGTGAAATTGTAATGCATTCAGGTGGTGCATATGGTGCTGATACGGCTTGGGATTTCTATGCAAGAAAAGCTGGTGTAAAACAAATAAATCATTATAGAGACCAAGGAAATCAAGTATTATCTAGTTCTTTGAATAAGCGTGGTGTTAAAGCTACTGTATTATCTAAAGAATAGATGGAATTTGCTAGACGTAGAGAATTTGAACTTCTTGGAAAACATTATGATGATACATTACAAGGAAATTTACAAGTACGTAATTTCTATTAGGTAGCATCTTCAGATGGTGTGTTTGCAATAGCTTCTATGAATTCTGCTAAAAACGGTGTCTCTGGAGGTACAAATACTGCAGTGCAGTTAGGTATATCTCTTAATAAACCTACGCATGTATTTGATTTAAATAGTGAAAAGTGGTATAAATATAATCCAGAATCTAAGGTATTTGAAGAGGAATCTACACCCGTACTTACTAAGAATTTCGCAGGAGTTGGTACAAGAGATATACAAAAATATAATGTATATAAAGATGGCAAGTGGGTTGAACGTGAACAGTATGTTGGAGATGATAAATCTAAAGTTGCTTTAAAAGCAATTGAAGATGTATTTAATAAGACTTAGGCTGAGTTATCTAATGTTGAAACTAGTACAGATAATAATGATTCTTCTAATATAAATAGAAATGAAATAAATGTATATAGTGGAACTGGTGAAAATATAAATTTAAGTAATTTTGCAAATAGACCGTTTGAAACAAATTTAGGAACATTTAATACTGTAGAAGGTGCTTTCTAGGCAGCTAAGTTATATTATACAAATGGTAATAAATATGTTATTAGAGACAGTAATGGAAAGGTTATAAAATTAACTGAAGAGGGAATGTCTGTTGTAAATAAACTTAAAACGGCTGCCGGATCTACAGCAAGAAATATAGGAAGAAATATTTCTAACTTAAATATAAACGAATGGAATAATAATTCTGACAAAATACTTGAAACGTTTATGCGAATGTCGTTTGAGCAAAATCCAGAAGCTAGAAAAGATTTAACTAACACTGGTGATTCTGTTATTACACATAAAAATCAACAAGGAATTGAACAAGATAATGGAAGATTTAGTAGATTATTAACTAAACTTAGAGAAGAGTTTAAATCATTGCTTCCGGATCCAGATTCTACTAAAATTGAATAGCATGTTGGCAATTGGTCTAGATACGAAGTTGAAAATCATCCAGATTATTTATATATATTTACAGATAATACAGATAGAGACAGTGGTCATGAAGTAATAGATCCAAATTCTAAATATGCTAAAAAATACGGATAGGGTAAGCATTATCCAAAAGTTACTCAAGCTGTTATAAGAGGTCTTGATAACGCTATGCCATTAAGTACGCAACACTGGTATCATTACGGTAAGAAAGGTAAGAATGGTGTATGGACAGATGCTGATATAGAAGAATTTAAGAAAGTAATAAATCAAGAAATTGACGATATAATAAAAGAATGGAATACAGGAAAGTATAAAAAACTTATTATCGGAGATGGTGATGCTTTCTTTAATTCAAATATATCTAATATATCTATAACAAGAACTCCTAAATTATATAATTATTTGAAGCAAAAAGTACAAGAATTATATAATATTATAGATAATGGATCTAATTCTACTAAAACTGAATCGTTTAACGCATTGAGTATTTCAAATAAAACTGAAACATTTGGAGTACACATTGATCCGAATATTATATATAATTATAAAACGTGGTTGAATGATAATAAAGACGGAATAGTTGCGTATAGAATACATAAAAACAGATTTAATACTAAATAGAATGTAGAAGATGGTATTATAGGCAATCCGTTCGATTGGAGAAAATATGGTACTGAGAAATGTCTGCAAATGTTTGCAGATTGGCTTATAACAGGTAATAATTTTGGAGAAAGTCTTGCAAATGGCGAATACAGGTCTGCAATTATAGACAAATTACTGTCTATAGATAAACCTAATATTTTATATTACAAAGAATTGAATATGCCAAGTCATGCTACTATACTTGGTTATTTAATAGAACATAAAGAGTTGTTACAAACGAATGTACATTCAACGCAGCTTATTTCTACTAATAAATTACCTAAGAATTATACTGATGCGTTAAACCAAATACAAAAATGGTTTGATATCGACGACCAAACTACAAATATAACTGGTAAAAATAATATTAAACACGCTATCCAAAAATTACATATAAAAATAAATGACAAATATCTAATGGATCATATGGATGAAAAAGATATATTAAATCTATTATATAGAACAAGTAAATTTATGGATGAAATGTAGAAACTTGGAAATACTGGAATTACAATAGTAAGTGAAGATTATTTTTATGGTGATTTTGCAAAGAAGGTAAAACGTTTGACAGGAGAAATAATTTCTGATATTGAAAATAATTATGATATCCAAGAAGGTGAAAAAGAAAAAACTATTGAAATTCCAAATCCTCTAATAAAAATATTAGATTTTATGGAATCTTTGAATTACAAACAGAGAGAAGCATTAGATAGAATATTTGAGTATCCTATATATGACTTAAATCCTGCTGTAATTAGTTCGATTGATTTAAGTGATAAAATAACAATAACAGATACTGTAGAAGATACTCGTCAAACTGATTTCTTAAAAGAATTAGGTATGTCGGATGAAGATATTAAAAAAGCACAAGAAATTAAAAATCATTGTAAAGGAGGTAAATAATGAATGCATTTTGCCCAAATTTAAGTAATAAAAAAGTCAAACAAGAGTTTGATGAATTAACAAGTTTGTTCGGTGAGGACGCTGCTTATTTCCTCTGGGACAAGAATAATGGATATAGTTTGGATAAGGCGCCTAATGGCGCCGATTCCATTCTATTTAAATCTCTTTTAGATAACTATAATGGAGATAGACAAGCAGCATTAAAAGCTAAAGCTAAGGTGTATACATCTAATTTTATAAATTGGTTTGGTGATTGGACTAAAAAATATGAAACTAGTACGTCTAAAATAATAGATTTTAATGATGCTGTAGATTTTTTGTTTGAAGTAAATCCAGAACTTTCCAAAGTTGGTACTAAATCTGAATACGAACAATATATTAAAACAATATTTCCGAATTCAATTTCAAATTCTATATATTGGCACGGAACGGATTCTGATTTTTCAGATGGTTTAAATACAGCAAAAAGAGGAAAAGGTTCTGGAGCTCCTGAAACACAAAACGAAATGTATTTTAATAGACAGCCTTGGGCTTCTTTGCAGTATATTTCTGGAATAAATAGGAGAATAAAAGATAATGAAGGATTTAACAATTGGGTTAAATTATGGTGGGAACTTAAAGAAGCTCTTGGTAATGGTAGAATGGATACTGATGATTGGAAAAATGAAATAATAGGTCCAAATATAAGACAAAGTTCTCCAAATAAACATGGCATATTTGATCGTGATAAAGGCGGTACTCATGGTAAATATTTATCAGAAAGAAAGGCTAGATATGGATATGAAAACAAATCTGACAAAGAGTTTTTTGAAGAAGTATTTGATATTCGTTATGGTAAAGAAACATTTAACGATTGGATAAATAGAAAACGAGATGAATTTAAAAACTTATGGAATAACAGAAGTGTCAAAAACGGAATTATACCGGCTGTATTAAATATTCAGAATCCAATTATAGAAGAAGGTCAAAATACTTATTATGAAGAACAAAGAAATTTATTTACACAAGCTAAACAAAAAGGAAACGATGCAATTTTGTCAAACAAATCTAAAAATGAATTCGGTTCCGATGTAGCTGTTGTATTTAACCCTAATGAAAATGTTCATTTTTTAGGTACAAAAAGTGATATAGAAGACTTTAAAAAATGGAAAAATGACAATCAAGTATCAAAAGTAGTCGATGAAAACGGTGAACCATTAGTTGTTTATCACGGAAGTAATAAATATGGATTTGACATATTTGATCCTTCTAAATCTGATGATAAAATTAGTCTATTTACATCATCTTCTAAATGGATAGCTTCTACGTATACAAGTTTTGAACCACTAGAAAATACTTTAGTTAAAAAAGCACTACTAAAAGGAAATGCCATAGATTTAATTAAAAATGAAGATTGGAAATCTTTAGAAAGACTAATTAATTCAGTTGTTGACAATAGTTTACCGAGATTTACAGAAGTTTATTATCCATTACCTTATGGTAATGAAAAAGCATTAGATGAAATTTTTACAATTTAGAAAAAATTAGATAATCCAAATTTAACAGAAGAAGAACAATTATCTTTATTAGCAGATTTAACTAAAGTTGAGGATTAGTATTATTATTCTGGAAATTATACTTTTAAAGTAAGACAGAGGACATCATTACATGGTAAAACTAGTATAGAAATATCAATAGATGATTCTTATAAGAAATCATTTTCTACATTTTATACAGAAGAAGGTATAATATTTAGAGGTAGTCCTGAAGAACTTATAGAATCTCTTACATTTGATACTAAAGTATATGATTTATTTCTTAATGTTAAAAACCCTTTAATTTTAGATAATTAGTATAATGAATACGGACATGCTAATAATTGGAATAATTTAGATTTTTCTCCTGCTGCTAAAGATATTCAAAATAAAAATCTTTGGGGAGAATTGATTCCGGGTACTCATAAACAAACTAAAACAAAAGATGTTACTGTTTATGCAAAAGAACACGGTTATGATGGTGTAATTTTCAAACGAATTGCAGATAGAGGAAGTTATCGAGGATATCAATCTTTAAATCCTATGACAGATAAAGAAGAACTATATGCAAATATGCACATAGGTGAAGATTCTTATGATGCAACTTCTAAACTTGCGAGCGATATTTTTGTTGCATTTAATCCTAATCAAATTAAATCAGCTACAGATAATAAAGGCACCTTTTCTACACAAAATGACAATATATACGAATCTAAACAAGATATAATAAGTCAATAGGAAAGAGAATAGATATATAATTTTATCGAAGATAAAAAGAAACGCTATTTATCTACTGGTTATTATAAGATGGATAAATCAAGACGTGAAAGTATAAAAGATTATATAAGAAAAGAATTTGAATCTAAGTTTCCACATTTTAGACTTAAGTTTTCATATGACGAAAAACGAGACCGTCTTACGATGTATACAGAACCTAAATCAAAAAAGGACATTGCTCAGTGGCAATCTATAATATTTGGTAAACAAAACGCTAATTCTCCATTCTCATAGTCTGATACTGAAGCTGTAATGAGAGAAATATTAAAAGAAGTAAGAGGTACAAGTATTCATGAACGTTTTATAGCCGACGCTATAGCAAAAGCACTAAAAGGTAAACATATTTCTTTTGAGTTTACTACATCATTGCCTCTAAATACTGCTGCAAGATATGATGCATACAGACATGTAGTACAGATAAATAGTTACGCAACATTTAGAAATGATAATAACTATTCAAATAGTCTTACATAGACTATAATGCATGAATTATTACATGCTGTTACTGTAGAAACTATAAATGGTAATGAGGAATTAAAATCTAAGCTCGAAAACCTTTTATCTGAAGTTAAAAAAGCTTTAGGAGAAGATGCTAAAGATTACGGATTATCTGATATATATGAGTTCTTAGCAGAATTATCAAATATAAATTTTGTTCACAAATTACAACAAATTAAAGTTGACAAGAAAGACACTACATTCTTCCAAAGAGTACGTAGTTTTGTTAATGAAGTTATAAGAAAAATAGCATTATCAATAGGTGTACATAAAAATACAGCTTATGAAGATGCTATGGATTTACTTATGTAGTCAATGTTCCCGTAGGACTTCAAATTAAAAATTGTATATCAAGAAAACGCTCCTACATTATTTGATTCTACTGCTCAACAAAATGAAGTTAAATCAAAAATACAAAAACAATTCTCTATATTATATAAAGCTTATAAGAAACTTCCAAACAAATCTGCAAAACGTGAATAGATACAAAATAAAATATTTGAAACTATAAACGAATTGTAGTTATAGGATGATTAGTTGGCTATCAACACAGCATTAAATATGGCTATATAGAATATAGGTATTGTTGATAATTTATCTGGAAATGCTGCTAAAAATACAGTATTAGGTTTCTTACAACAACAAAGTCAGTTATAGGATCCATACAGTAATATAACAGCAGATGAATTGGTATTGATGTATCAAAATTCTATTGCATTCTATTCAAATCTTGTTAAAAATGAAATACCGTCTGTAAATGATAAAAATATGACATCTAATAATAGAGCTTTAAAGAAGGAAGTTGAAGCATCTATAGATAGTGCATATAACTTATGGAAAGAAGCTCTTGTTGTAGTTACCGATAAAATAGTAGACGATATAGTAGATAGTGAAGTTATTACCAGCGAAGATTCAACTAAAGATGATATGAAACAAGTATTAAAAGATTACTTACATAGAAATGCAATGTATGGTGATATAAATACTTGGTATGAATATACGTCAAATAATGCAAGATCACAAAGTCCATTAATAAAAGCTGCATTTAATTTAATACAGTATGCAGAAACTAAAACCTTAGAAGAAAGCTATAAAGAAAGATCTAAGATAGTAAATGCATACGAAAAAGCTAATAAGATTAGCAAACAACTTACACGTAATTGGCAAAAATAGTTTATGGAATTTGATAGAAATGGTGTTCCAACTGGATATTTCATAAGACCTATTAATTATGGACAATATTTGTTAGATGTAGATGCAGAAGTTGAGCGTATAAATCAAGATTTTCAAAATAGATATGGATTTCATTATATAACTGATGATGTAACAGGTAAATTGATAAATAGTGTTACTAAATAGTTTGCTGATGATGAGGAATGGGAAGATGGAAAGATGCCACATATTGTAGAATACCAACTTGCTTTATATGACTTTAAATGTACGCATGCAAATTTGCGATATACATACGATTATTATAAAGAAAGATTAAGTTAGCCATATAGAGGATCGTTAGATCCGGATGATGTAGAAGCTAAATAGTTATCAGAATGTCATGGATTATCTCCAAAAACGCTAGCTAAATATAATCTTATACAATCTAATATAAATTATTATCTAAATAAATGTAAAGATAAAGAAACTGGTTTTTCATACCCAGAAAGACTTACTGATCCAGAAGATCAAAGAAAACTTGATATGTGGAATCATCAACTTGAATAGTTATCAAATGCATATAATGAAGATGGTACTATTAAAACAGATGAAGATAGACAGATAGCATTCGAGCTTAAAGCTTGGTAGAAATGGATTGGTAGTCAAATAAATTCAGATATAGATTATGATAGTTATGTGTCTGAAAGGAAAAAGATAGAAGAAGAATGTAACAAAACTGGAGATTTCACACCGTTACAATTATTTGTAAAATATAATGCTACTATAGGTATAAATCCTAATCTGATTAATATGATTTTTAAAGATGCTGAAGATATTAATCCAGAATCGCACGATGTAATATATGCAAGATTAATACGTGGAATGTTAAAATCTGCAGTAAAAGGAGATGGATTAGAACCAGATCTTAGACGCATGATGAATAATATACAATTTTGGATAGATTGTAAAAATACAGATCAGATAATAGAAGATGGTGGTGAACACAACACAGAAACACATGATTTTTCAGATTATTTTTACATGCATCCTATACCATATAGAGATGAACAAGGTTATTATTTAAATGAAGATTTAGAATAGACTGTCAATGAAGATGAAGCTATTTCGTTTTATCAATATATGGTAGATCATTATACATAGATTGCACAAAATGATGGATATATACCTGGATTGAATGATGATGAAGGAAATCCTATAGATTTTTCACAATAGAGCGAAAATGATATAAGAACATTCTTTAAAGATTTATTTACATATACATATCTTGAATAGGATTTTGAAACCGGATTAATGACTGAAAGTAGAAAGCCTTTGAGTATATTTAGTTATTTAGAGCCGTTAAATAAAGTATTTAATAATAAATACGGTAAAACTGAATTTTCTATAATTGAAATACCAAGAGGTAGATTTTTACAAAAATCAAATCCAAAATATATAAATGAACAATATGATATTTATCAAAATCAATCCGAACAACCTAATCCGTTTTATTATGATAATTCCGAAGCTTATGATAAAATGATGAGTGATAATACTATGCGTACATTATACGAATAGTTAATATAGTCAATGTAGCAATCATAGCAATGGATGGAGTTTAATAATCAATAGTTCAATTATCAATTACCTAAATTACAAGCATCTGATGTTGTAAGTATATTACGTTCAACTAAAAAAGGTACAAAAAGTGCATTAGATAACATAAGAGAACAATTTTTAAATGTCAACACAAATGATTATGATTAGAGATCTACAGATGATTTATATTTAGGTCCAGACTAGACTGTAAATCAAAATATACCTTTAAAATTCGTAGGAAAACTTAAAGATAGAGAAAAATATACGTATGATGTTACATCAGCTGTATTAATGTATGTCAATATGGCTTCTAATTATAAAAATAAGCGTAATATATTGACAAAATTACAAGCTTTACGTTATGCTCAAGATCCAGAGAATAGAGAAGAAACCATAAACGATACTAAAAATCTTAGATCACAATACGACAGTATGATGGATTCACATGTATATGGTAATTTATACAAAAACAGCAGAACTCGTATTATTGCAGGTACCATTAAACGATTATCTACGTTACAAATGCTTGGAGCCAACTTTTTGTCTATGGGTGCTGGTTTTATGGATTCAACAAGAAATATAATAAAAGACGGTATAGTTGGTAGGTATTTTACATTAAGAGATCTTAGTACGTCTTTAATATCTACATTGAAAAATCTTCCATTATTCTTAATAAACATAGGCAATCCTATAGCTAATAATAAACAAAGTGCTTTAATGTAGTTATTCGGAATATCTAAAGATTATGCTGCAACAAGTAGTAATGTTGGTACAAATAGATTTATAAAAATACTGAATCAATCGTTAATGGGTGGATATTCAGCATTAGATTATGTTTCAAATGCTACGTTATTAAGAGCTTTTATGAATAATTACAGATTTTACGATGGTGGTACAATACCTACAGGATTTTATACTAAATACGAAATGCAATAGTTGTTCTTAAAAGCAGGTAAATCTAAATTTAAAGCAAATCTTGCACATATGAGTTGTGGAACCACATTGTATGGAGCATATAAGTTTAACAACGGTCTTGCTGAAATAAAACCAGAATACGAAGAGTATATTACCGAAAGAATAAAGAAAAATATTAGAGGAATTACTTTATTAAGAGGTTCATTAATTAATGGCGTAAACCCGGATAACGACAATCCTAAATATAAAAATACAATGTGGGGTCAGTTTATTGGTTCGATGCGAGCATGGATGTTACAACGCTCTCAAGAATTATATGCCGGTAGAGATGATGTATCAGTAAGAGAAGTTGAAGAAAAAAATAAAGAAAATATCATAAACGGAAGAATAAAAAACATTAAGACATATGAAATAAAAAATAGAACTGTTGAACAACAGAATAAACGAATGTCATGGAATTATTCTATAGGTATGCCAGAACCTGAATTATTAAAAGCCTTAGGTAGATCTTTAGGCGTTATGTTAAGAGGTATTACAAATATATTTAGTTCTGGTGTAAAACGTAAACTCTCTCAAGTTGAAAAATTCGCTATAAGACAAACATTAATAGAAATAGGTATGATATTATCTATGATATACACATATGATTCTATAAATAATTGGTGTAAAGATGTGTCTCCAATTAATCCACAAAAAGAAACTATTTATACTCCAGAAGAAGTTATACAATCTAAATTATATAAAGAATGGTTTAGAAATTCATATGTTCGTACTGTCAATTCAGCAATAGAACAATGGGATGTAAATACAGTTGGTGAAATTGTAAACTCTGCTACAGTATTGTCTTCTGGTATAAAATCTTGGTATTCTATACCATCTGTAATACTTACACAAGACCCGTCTAGTCTTGAACCGTATGGAGACAAAATTATTAAGCAAGGAAAATACAAAGGTTTTACAAACCTTGAAGCATCAATATGGAAAACAATAGGTGTACTTAATAATTTACATTCATCTTTAACATATAATGGTGTCAGTGCAAATACTTCGTTTTATTCACGTAACTATTCTTGGTGGATGAAAATGTTAGGAGACCAATATAAACCAATAAAAGCTACTAAAACATCGTATCCATCTTATGATGATGTTGATGATTATGCAACTATGGATGATTACGAAAGTAGTAATGATGAAACTTCTATCGATGATTATGCAACTGACGATTCATATGTAGAATAAAAATTAAAAAAATTTCCGCTAATTGTTGTCATTCTATATGTATGACAAAAAAATAAGGAGGCAATCTCATTTGAGACTGTCTCCTTATTTAATTATCAAACTTATCTTATCTCTATAAGATTGTTGATAATCTGTTAATGGCATATTATGATCAACTGTAGTATGTAAGATTGTATTAGAAAGTAGATTATTCACTAATTTATCGGACGGTGACCAAAAATTTGCTACTTTTATCTTATGACTTGCAGTTAAATCTAATATGCCATTATAATATTTTTTTAGTTCTGGCTTAACATAAAAAGAATACACATAATAAGGAATATTATTAACCCTTTTTATATATGTATTCTTTATGTTAAGTGAATGTGATAATCTTACAGATAAATCTTTTGTATATTCGTTTCGTATATTATTATTAAATACTATAAAAAACTCTTTATCAAAAGACGGTCTATCTGGATCAAATGTATAACATCCTATAAATCCAGTTTTATCTGTAAAATCAATAGGTTTTAATTTAGGCTCTATAAGAGGTATTATTATTTTTTCAAATTGACTCATAGGTTCAAAGTTTCAATACCGTTTCCTTCATAATAAGCTCTACTATGTTCCCATAGATCATTGTCTTTATGCCATACAATATCTCGTATAGCATTACGAACCTTTTCTACATTTTCTCCGTATACTTGTTTATAAGAAAATGTAAATACACGTATATCACTTGTTAAACTATCAATAGCTATTATATACCATTCGAATCTCCATGTATCTCCATCTTCATGTAATTCGTTTGTTATATACCATTTGAGAGCTTTTGTATAAAAATACAATTGTCTTGTATAATCATACGTATTAACAGCATCTGCAAAGTTATGTAAATGAGATGTTGTTTTCAAGTCCATTAATATGACTTTTTTATTATCATAATCAAATGAAACACTATCAAGTAAAGATTTACAAGGACAAGTAAATTCAATGTCATTGTATTTACTAGAAATATATTCCCAATTGATATGAAATTCGTGAAATACGTTTTTGTTATCTGCTGGCAACAATAGTTTACAAGCTGCTTTGTGATTACTTATGTTTTCTTTTATTTTCATAAGTTGATTTGCACTATATGGTGTAATCATCTCACGTTGGTCTCTACTCTTTAGGAACTCTATATATTCCTTTAGCGTAGAGGCCTTTTTTGTGGCTTCTGAGAGTATTTTATCATCAGACTTTCCACTTGTACTATAAGCTGCTTTATATGCGCTTAGAAGGCTTTTATTTGGCTCAATTTCAAGACTATCCGCTAATGCCTGACAGAACTTTTCTTCATTTGTAGAAGAAGGTCTACTTTTGTCCCAGACTACATAGTCTTTTTGGAACTCTTCTGGCTGTAATAGGTATTCATGAATCATGGTACCTTTAGTCATAGATTGAGATGTTTCATCTTCAAGCTGACCGGATAGTTTTTTGTATAAATAGGCTGGTCCTTTATTAAGAAACCAACCTATGTTAGAATTACTAATTCGGGTAAAATCCTCGTAGTAAGGAATAGATATATCCATAGTTATTTTGTATCAATGTTCATGTATTTAATAACTTCATTGAAATCTTCAGGATAATTTTCAGCAATTATATCATTACAAAATGAAATAATGTTATCAAAACTACGTACTGATATATTTTCAATTATATAGTTAGCGAGTTTATCTTTATATTCATCTGTATTTTCAATAAAGTCATATACGATTGATTTAATCATATTGTCAGAAACGCCTTCAAAATTACGTTTATAACGTATACGTCCACATCTGTTTTTTATACAGTCAGACAATTTTGAATCATTATTACATGTCATTATTACAAGACGTTTGCCTGACTTCTGAACACCGTCTAAAAATGGCAATAAGTCATTTGTATCCCAACAATAATCATTTTTTTCAATTTCATCAAACAATACTACTACTGGTTGATTAAATTTCAAAAAGAAATCATTGAGATCTCGTGCTCTAAACCCTGGATCTACAACAATAATAGGAAGATTTGTTTTTACTGCAAGTTGTTTACTCATAAGTGTTTTACCAGATCCTTTAAGACCAGTAAGTAATACACCAAGATTATTTGTACATCGTTCATTAAAATATTTAATAATACGATTTACAAAAACATCTTCATCCGCAGTTGTATATATCTTATCAGGTAAACTGAGTATACCATCCATTTCAAGTATAGGACCTTGAAAAGGTTTATATTTCAAATTGTATACTCGACCCGCTTCAAGAGTATAATCTTCACCATTCTGTTTAGTAGTTATTTCCTTACCGTTTTTAATAAATTCTGTATTCATTCGCATTTAATGTCTTTTATCATCTCTTCAACTTGTTTATGGTTTCTAACCAAATAACATTTATGTTTACTTCGATGACGTTTTAAATAATTTTTAAACAATTTCCATCGTAACGGAAACGATTCCGTTATCATACCTTTACATTCTACAACAAACTTTTTGTCTTTATAATGTCCAATAAAGTCTGGTAGATATGTAATGGCTCTGATTTTCTCTTGTAAATATTCAAATTTGTCTAATACAGTAAAATGCTTTGGCTCATATTCTACTGGAATTCCAGCATTCATAAAAGCTTCATAAGTATAACATTCGAGTTTACTTCTAAACTCTATACCATACTTATTGACCTTTGTCGCATTTTTTACTCTACCTTTACTCTTTTCCATAACTTAATGATTCTACACCAAGCTTGTTTCCAAGAATAAATATTTCAGACTTTTTTGATTTTACAGTTACCGAAAACGTTCCATCATTGTTTTTAAAAATGCGAACATTTACATTCGGGTTTACTTTAAAGAATCGCATAGAGCCACTATTTGCGATTGTATATGATAACAACCCTGCTGCAAAACCGCATAGAGTTGATAGAATCAAAGTTTCAATCATATTTTTCTAATGTTTTAGTTAACCACTTTTTCACTTCAGTATAAGAATTGTCTCTTATCGCATCTGAAATGTCTTTTGCTTTAAATTTTTTATGGACAAATATGGCATCCATTTTATACTGTTTACTATACTTACGAGATTCTAACATTCCTGTTTTATCTCTATCATATATTATCACAATATGTTTCCATTTACTACGTAATGATTTTATAATATTTTCAGGTATAAACGTAGTTTCACTTGATGCAGCTATAGCATAAAAACCCATCTCGTGTAAACACATAACGTCTTTTAGACTTTTTGTGATTATCAATAGATTACCTCCTTCCTTAGGCAATTCGGCTAATCCCTGGACATCACTATTTGTCAGATTAGTGCGCCATTTAGTATACTTGGAAGCAAGTGGTCGATATATTTTAAATTTATCAAACACTTTATATGCATACATAGGATTAGATTCTTTGTAGGTTCCTCTGACGACTCTATTACAAAGAAAGTATTTTATACTAAATACTTGATACAATTTCAACGTATCTAATGATATATGAAATTGTTTCCAGTATTGTTTATCTACTTCAGTGAATGGTTGACGAACTATTCCAATATCTGTTTGCCCCGAACCCACCGAGTTGGAGTATGTGCATTTAACAATACCACTATTAGGATTCGTTTTTCGGACGATGCGTAACAGTTCTTGTTCAAGTTTATCTCTTGTTTGTATATTCTTTATAAGTTTTATAAATTTAAGAGCATTACCTCCTTCACCACTTCCGTGATCTTTAAAGAATAAACCTCCATTTATACCTTTAAATATAGCAAAAGATGGATTTTTATCAGTTGTTCTTAATGGACTATTAAACAACTTTCCAACTTTAAAATCACCTACATAATAAGAATAAATGTCATAATCATCCAGTTTATCAAGTAAGTCTTTTATACTTACTGTGATTGCTGTTTTTGTACTATACATGACTTATAAGTTCTTAGTTAGTATTTGTGGATGTAACGGGACTTGAACCCGCGACTGCCCAGGGACTAAATCCTACTGGGTCCTCTAACCACCTGAGGTATACACCCTAATTGTGCCGTCTTAGGAGTCGAACCTAAATATCTCTCATAAAGAGCGCATTGAACCACAAAATGCTATTTACGGCGTATTGTAGGTCACCTTGACAAGATTTCCTACTCACCAGTATACCCACATGCACTGGAACACATCTAAGATACGCTTAGATACAGGGCTAAACTTACATTATATTTCATAAAGCCTGTGTGTTACGTTGTTATCGCGTATGCATCCGCATAACTTCTTATGCAGCTCTGGCGAGAATCGAACTCGCACATTCATTACTGAATGACAGGTTTATAAATTACACAATCTAAAACTTTGTATTTAAACTTATTAATATTTTCTGACCGGTCTCCAAAAATATTAATCATTTTATCGTAATTTATTTTATTCCTGTTTTGGCCTTTTATTTCCAACAGAGCTTTACTATTGTACCTCGAAGGGGAATCGAACCCCCAAGTTCCTTTCGGAACGGCAGATTTTAAGTCTACTGCGTTTACCTATTTCGCCATCGAGGTATATTGTTGAAACACAGGGATTCGAACCCTGACTAATAGAACCAAAATCTATTGTGCTACCTTTACACCATATTTCAATGTGGGCTTTTACAGAGCCCTAACTGATGTGCGTGTAATCAAAAACTAAATACATTAAACGGGTAGGACTCTCACCTAACATTTGCCTCTACAAACGGTTTTAGGGTTTAACATATTAATTTCGCACATTGTTATCAGGAGAAGAACCAACCTCTCCTGATATTCGGGATTAACCGAAAACTCCACCAGTTACTAAAAGTTAGAACGGAAGTTCATCTACGTTTTCTGTCTCAGTAACCGGAGTATCAACTTTTATAGGGTTAGTTGCAAGCGGATCAGCTGGCTTTTCAGCATCAGCTTTTACTGGTCGTTCAAGCAAATCGTTCTTGAACAACTTTATCTGAGACTCAGTTACATCTATAGGTTCTACATAAGTACCATACTTGGATACCTGTGTATAACCATTTTTGTTGTATATAACTTTAAGACGTAATTTCTTTTTGTCTTTGATAAATGGATCAAGAATACCCTTTACCCACTTAATCATTTCATCGAAACTATTAATCTCGACATCTGGTGTAGTTGTAAAACAATTAATCAACTGGATAATTCGACCAAACTGCTGATTATCTTTGTTCTGAAGATCTGCATCAGTCTTTACCCACATGTTCTTTTCATTCTTCCATTCGGTAAATTCTGCTGTCTGACCAGCCTCATTTTCAAACGTTACACGCAAGAAATCTTTTCCCTGTGGACTTTTCTCCACAGAAACTTCCTTAAGTGTAATGTTATCATTGATACCAACTGGAATATAGTTAGAATTAAACTCTTCGTTGTTAATTGTTGCTGTTTTAGTATTGTACATAATCTTTATTATTTATATATCTGTTTCCAATCTGTTGTTATTGTACCATCTTCATTGCCTGTAGCAATAACGATGTCTTTTCCGCGAAGATGGGGAGCACGAGCTTCTTTGATGGTTCCATCGCCACCTTTAAAGCTTATATGGGTCTCATTGCCTTTACGATACAGATACCCTACGGCATCAGCTTCTCCGCAAATGATAGAACTGAGTTTACCAACCAGGTCTAATGCCATTTCTGATAATTCCTCACCGTTTTGGTCAACTTGAACATCTTTTACATGTCCTACCAAAATAAACTCGTCACACAATTCTCTGAACATATCTATTACCTTACGAACGGCTTGTCTAATATAGAAATATCCAGAACCATTAGGAAGAGTACGAACATCCGTACCTTTCCAGTTTTTTGCGATTGGAGTCTGTCGGTATAATGTTGCTGCATACGGCAGACATATTTCCTCTAATCGAGTTGCATTATCAATAGTGATATGCTTATAAAAATTATGTCCTACTTCGGAATTCTTAGCTCTAATGGCTTGAGCAATTTCACCTAAATCATTCACACTTCTTGCTTGTACTGCAAGAGCTTCGATAAATGTAGATCCTCCCTCAAGATCGACAATTAGATTGTTATCTAACTGAGCAAGACATGAAGTCTTTCCTGATTTTGGACGTCCATAAAGAATTAAGAATGAAGGATTAGTTGAACTTGCTGGAACTTTTTGTGTAGGTAATATAATCATGGCTCAATGGCTCTTTTATATTGTTTATAATTTAATGTTAATTGTGTTTGTCTTTGTGTAAATATCGATGATAATCTTCTTTGTACTCGGCTTAAGCTTCTCGATAAGAGAAGACATAGCAAAGTCTGAATACTTAAAGGTATCGAAACCGATCTGTATCTCGTCGTCATAGAAGATAATAGGGGTACCATCCATGAGGAAGTATGTCTCACCGATAATAATGTTAAGCTTCTTATTGTTCTTCGGCTTATTGTAATTAGCCAAGAACTCAACAGCCTTTGCAAACTCCTTCGGATCGAAAGAATCATTACTGTTGTTTGTTATATTAACACTCGTAGATGCACCGAAAAGATAAGAGTTCTTCTTAACTATATCGTCAGCAATAATATCATCAAGAATCGTAGAATAGTCTGTGGTTGTACGAAAAAACGAATTGATGAAATTACTTGTGTTATTGCACTCGTTTGCGTTAAATGTATATGTCTTCATGTTTTCAGCCTTTTTATATCAGATTACGATTCGATTAAATTGTTATACATAAGGTCATTCTCGAATTCAAGTATACAAGGTTTTCCAGCATCTCTATTTTTAAGCATGTGGAGGTATACTTTATTGTTTACAGGTAGATGATTAGGACCATATTCTTGTATATTCAATATCTCCGGTCTATGTATTACTAAAACGTAATCACTTGCCTGAAAAATCGAATCTGATGATGATAAGTCGCTTCTCATAGGATAATGCGACAGTGGATTGTTAATTCTCTCTGGTTGTTCTATGTTACGATTCATTTGGGCTAATTGTATAACTGAAGTTAGTGGTAGTTTTTTAGCTTGTATAAATACTCGCTCTAACTCACTGATTGTTTCAATCGTACTGCCTTCTTGTTTCGTAAGCAAAGCGTGATCATAAATGATTACGAAATGCTTATTTGTATTTTTTACATACTTATCATAGAACCATCGGATAATATTGTTAACTTGCGTAGGAGTACTCGGGTTATCTACAAAATAAATCGGGTACTTCTTTAGCTGATTGGAAACATTGATTACGTCTTTAAATGTACTTTCATCAAGGTCCGTTTCCGAACTATACAAAGTCGAAGTTGTTCTCCGAAGCTTATTTGAGAGTGTTCTTCCAACTTGCCTAAATCCAACCATTTCTAATGAAAAGGCTAAAACAATAATATCCTCATTTGGATTTAAATCAATTATATCTGTCTGTATAAGATTAGCCATGCTGCTCTTACCGCTTCCTGAAATGCCAGCTATAGTATAAACCGTATTAGGTTCAATTCCACCCATACATTGTTTATTGAATTTTATCCATCGCGTTTTAAGTGATGTTATATTGTGTTCCCTTCTACCAGCGATATAATTTACCGCTTCCTGTGCTACAACCGACATTGGTCGTATCACATCACAATAATTCTGTTCCATATGTATTGGTTTGTTTTTGTTCTATATCTTGCATCTCTGCCTCAGTTTCTTCCCATTGATGATCTATTAACCATCTCCACATCGTCTTCATATAACTTATCTTTCCTTCTCTACTTTTTTTATCAAGTTCAAATTTAAGACAATCTATGAGATGTTCTTTCATTGCTATACTTTTTCCAGTTGTAACATCGAAGAAATGACGACATTTGTTTACGTTTGCACGAAGATATGCTTTTGAGCCATCTGGGCGTAATACGTATACTGGGTACATATCGTAAAACATATCAAAGTAGTCTTTTTTGGGCGCTACTATTTCTTTAAGCTTTTCTGTTTCTTGATATGCCTTTAATTCACCTTTCTCTATCAAGGTGACAAGATTCTGAGACACTAAGTATGATATTTCGTCGTCGCTAATAAGGCTGACAATTTTGCGAACGTCTTGATTTGGTATTTGATTCTTATTCAATACCATACTTAGGAAAAATAATTGATTTAAATTTAAGTTTGGTGCTGCATCAAGCAGCTTTGTTTCTACTTCAATAATCATCTCTTATACTCTTTGGTTAACAAGCTGGTTACTAAAACAGTTCCAATTGTTGATAAACAAAATCTGCGATTATTTTATTCGCTTCAGCTATATAATACTGATAATTAATCTTGTAATCTTCAATCGGTTTGTCATATAATTTATTTAAAATAGTAACTCCGGATTTTGTTAGTAAATTATTTTTCTTTCCTTCACTATCTACCTTAAATAAATAATAATCGCTTTTTGACGCATAGAATCGGTTTATTCTCTGTACTGGCTTATCACCATGAAATACTTTGAACTTCTTATCTACGCGTTGATACATTAGAAAGTCTTTAATATCTGTATTTCTACAAATAAAGTCTTTCACAGGTTCTTTCGTCAAAAAATAGTTTATAACAGCTTTAGGTATAATGGCTGGGGCTAACCCTTTTCCTAATCTTGTATCTGTAATAAACATTCCCTTCTTTTCTATCAGTTTAGGATCTTTAGATTGTGAATATCCTTTTTCGACACCAAAATAGTCATTTATAGCGTACTGATAAAACGCCTCATAGTCATCGGACTCGAAAGTCAGTTGTGTTAATTGCTCAACTTCAGTTATAGCTTCCTGGACTAAACTTCTGTTTGCCTTCTTAGCAATATACATTACACCGTCAGTGTTAACTTGCACAATCTTACAATCTAACTCTAACAAACGATCCACAAGCATTAATAGTATTAATTGTCCATTAATACGTATTTTGAAGACACTAAATGGGTCGTACATCCAACTGGTTTCTTGTTGCATTTTTCCGGTAACAGAATTTAAAGTTAACTTTAGAGCTAAGTTCTTTAATTTCTGTCCACTATGTTTGGCTTCTATTCTTTCGGCATAAACCTTAGAATATACTTTCCAAAATTCTTCACCTAAATGACGGGGAATCCATTTATACTTTATAATAAAAGAAGGATACATTGATGCTACATCACTGTGTCCTATGTATTCATTGTCATCAGGTACGAAGATTCTTGGTGTATGTAAAGAATGTAATCCTCCTACACCAACAGAATAGCGTACGTTCGAGAGAACAAACTTCTTCTCGTAGTCTTTGCGTTCTTTAGAATATACTATTCGGCTCTTCATATCCTTAAGAACGTCTTGTAATATTGGATTTTTGTACTTTATGAATGGTAGAATGACATCTTTCAATGGTATATAATCCATTGGTGAACGCAATGTTTTAACATATTGTTCACTAAGTTTTGTTTGTTCACAATACTTTTTCAATAGAAGCGTCTCTCCGAATTTTACACTATCCATTGAAAGAGCGTCAATTCCATATTCTTGTTCAATAAATAAACGTAGTTGTACATCACCACTTAAACGATTTAATAATTCTGTTGTGGATTCTACATCATTTATATTATATGCTATCATTTCGTCGATAGAATCGTCTGGAAGATATTTTTCAAAATCTCCATCATATTCTTCAACATTTTTATAGTGCATAGTTACTTGCATTTCTTTAAGACCTACACGCAACTTTGAACTAAATAGCATTGTAAGTAAGTCCATCGAGTAAAAATATTTTGCATATTTCCATCGTTTGAACTTACTAATGTCACCTTCCTCAGACGTAATTATTGTATGTGAAAGATTAAACAAAGAATCACATACTCTAAAGTATGGCAATCTATCTAATTTAGCATAGAAATCAATAATATAGTTTATCACTACATCGTCATAATGTTTATTATTATAACCACAGAACATTCTATCTACATTCTTATAATGAAAGAATTCGACTAATTCTGTTAATTGATTTTTTCGATTAGATATCTCAAAATATGATAATTCGTTTGTTTCTGTATTCTTACATACACAATGAAATACGTTTGGGAAAATCTCAATGTCGTAAACTATTACGACGGAATTACGTATTATCATGACTCAAAGGTTCTAGTTAGTAATGTGATAGAGGTGAGAGTCGAACTCACAGCAAAACTTTATCCGCTACGATGTAATTTTGCCCCAAGCATATGCGCACATATGCATCTCTATCTGACAGCTAATTATGCTGCCGCTGAAAGCTCTGGTAATATTATTCTACCTTTCTTTTGCGTATGGTCCAAGAGATTAGTAGAAACTAACATAGAATTCTTTTTCTTTTCTATATTAGTGATACGTTGAGCTTTTTTCATCAGAGTAGCATTTTTTGGTATGTCATTAATACTACTATGATTGAATATGTCAAAATTGCTGTCTTTTAACTCAGCAATTTTTATTTCTTCGTATTTATCGGATGATTTTTTGTATCGTCCGATTAACGATAACTTGTCGTATACTGAAATAACGAAATTTCTGCAACGTTCGGTTTCCTTATCACGAGCTTCTTCCCAAGGTTTTAGGAATTCTTTTTCGAACAAATCCTGTTGTATACCATCTAATTTAATTGGACATGGATTTTTCTTTAACCAACGTTTAAACTTATGTTGTGTATACGCTTCCATATATGCAGCAGAAGTCTTAACAAGTGGTTTAAACACCGTTTTAAGCTGAAATTTTCCAGCTTCTGATAATACTCGTTTTGATACAGCTTTATCGTTTTTGACAATAATCAATTTATAACATTTTCCTGTTGTTATATTTGGATATGTTATATGCTCTGGTTTAGACCACTTTGGTCCATTTCCGTTTTCACGAATAAGATTATTTACCATTTTACCGGTAAGTTCATCTTTAACCATTTTACCTTTCATCAAAGGTGGTATGGTATTATTTCTCTCGCTATATTTTCGACTGTACGCTCTTTGCATACTAATCGATTGTTTATTTGCCGTCTTTTTCATAGTTATGCTGCTGTTTTAGTTTGTTCAATGTTTTTGTTTAATGACATTTTTGTTTTTAATGTCATTTTTACTTTGCACCATGGTTTCTTAAAGTGCGATCTCGGCTTTCTACTCTTGAATGCTTGAACCTTATCAGCCTTTCTTGCTTTTTTGGCTGCTGCAGCAACATCTTTGTTATTGTTTGACGGCTTCTTTTCCTCTGTCTTAGGTTTTTCAACCTTTACCGACGCTTTGTAAGGATTGATTGATGTCTTCGGTGGAAGTATTTCTCGTAATTTGTCGAGGATATGAGAATCTGTGTTCTTTATCCAGCCGTAATCGTCAGCTAATAAAGTAACTTCGATGTTTGTATTTGCTAACGCTTCCTTCACCATAGCCTTCATAGAAGGATTGAATATGAACAAGATATCGTATCGCTTTTTGCTTTTTATTTCAGCCTTAAGTTCTTCTATAGACTTCTTGAGTTCCTCTGGTGTCTTTTCGCCATTCTTAAAACGGCGTTTAAGCGCAGCTATACGACGATTCTCGTATAACGTTTCACGTTCCTTACGAATCTTCTCACGAGAAGCTTCAAGCTTCTTCTTGTCCTCTTCAGAGAGTTTTTCAATCTTTACACCACCCATAGACTTGAGAATCTTCTTCATAGGTTTTGCTTCGTTTGTTACAACAATTTTGTTGTTTTTAGCCTTTCGTTCAGCTTTTTCCTTTTTCAGGTTCTCTGCACGAATCTTCTTTTCTTCTTCGTGCTTTTTGTTATCTACAGGTTTTTTCTTTTTTACAGATAATGTTGTGCTCTTGTGAGCTATATTGTTTTTGTTATTCTTTTTCATATTGATTATGATTTTATTAGTTTTACATGTTATAAGAAGGGATAGTAGTGTGTACGGCATCGAACCGTTCATATAAAATTATATGCTGTCCTTTACACACACTTATTTTTTTATGCTGCTATGTCTGACTTAAACATAGACAACATATCGTCATTAAGGTCGATAGTTGTCTTAGTATTAAACTCCTCCATTGCTGCATCGTACTTATTAGCCTTAAGCTGAAGATCCTTAATGAGCTGAGCAATCTTTGCCGAAGAAAACGACTCCTTTTTACCAGTACCCTTGAGACCCTTCTTTGACTTCTCAGTTGGATTGATAGTCGGAATCATCTTAAGCTGCGCTATAGCCTCCTTTGCCTCGCATGCTGCAAAAATGCTATAGTTGTTGCTCTTCTTAAACTCATCTAGGTTGAATGCGAGACCCATATTCAGATACATGAGCATACCCTTAATAAGGATTCGTTTCTCTGCCATCTGTGTAATCTCGTTGTAAAGCGACTTCAGGTCGTAACCTGAACCAAGGCCCGCCTTAATAGCCTTTGTTGACATTACGTTTTCATTACGAATTGTACGCCAATACTTCGTGATCTTATCGCAAAGATTCTTACGAATGTTGATGATATTACTTGAATTCAATTTTGTTGATGTCTTATTCATATTGTTTGATTTAAATTAAACTTCAGTTAAATTGAATTCGAGATCATCTACCTGGTACCTATTATTGTTACAACTCAATAATAAGCTTAACCACATTATCCTAGAGATCAAAATCCTCGAATATGATCTCAAGTTTTATTTCTAAAACTTTTTTCAGATAATGTGATTAAATATATGTTGTTGATAAATTAAGACATTGAAACGTTATATCTTTTATTATTCATCATTAAAACTTAACGATGTAATGTAAATATCTAAGATAATACATTACTAAAACCCCTAGAAGTTAGTGTCTTGTATTAATGAATCTTAACTCCAGATACTCCGTATTCTATATCTATAAACTTATCACCAGCACTATCTCTGAAAGGGATTACCTTGCGTTCCATTCCATTGACGTTGATTACGATTTTATCTGGTACTTCTACGCGATTAACAGAGGTATGCTTCAGTTCCGACTTCACCGAGCCCCCCTCGAAGGGCACATCACCTTTGTTATTACATACGTGTTCGTAGCAGGTAACAAGTCGTTTTACGACCGCATCATAATCACCGTCACGTTGTGAAAGCTTAGCAATCTCAGTACTAAGTCCTTTTTCAAGTGCGACACTATTATTGCCAATAGATAAATTGACAAGAGCGTCCCATACCTTCAATGCAAAATCATTGAAAGGTATTTTTATCTGACAGGCTAAAAACTGATTCCAGAAAAGATAAGGTGTTTTTCCAAGTACAATCGTACCGTCCTCACGAATGGAGATAGATTTGTACTTTGATTTATCTTTTGAATTGTCAAAAACCTTGTCAGATATTCGTGTATCACAAAGAAGATACTTTATAAGTGATACAGATGATTTTGACAAGATTCGCTTAGCCATTACTCATGAACATTAATCTGCACGTCTGCCGGTGCATTACCTGACGGATTTGCAGGCTTGCTAATCTGTGCTATATAATCGCTAGCCTTCTTGCTGTTATCGTTGATAGCAGAAAGAATTGCCTGCTCCATACGGTTAAGAGAGTCCTTAAGCGTACGGATGTATGAAAGCTCCTTGTTGTTAACCTCGTTAAGATAGCCCTCGAGCTTCTTCGGGTCAACAAAAGCCTTTTTAGAAGGACCACCCTTCAGTGCCTCCTTTACTGCCTCAGCAGTTACTACGCCATAGGAAATCATGTCGTTTGTTACCGGCAAGGTAACATCTGCTGAGCCGTCGCTGTTCGGATTGATGAATACTACTGGATCGCCAGTAACATCTGTGCCGATTGCTACGCTGATGATATCCTTAGCCTTAATCAGGTAACGTCGTGGTGAACGATTGAGGATGAGCTTCTGGTTATTCTCCATCTGTACGGCATTCTTCTCTGCCTCGAAGTTGGGCCAGCAGTCACGGACCTCAATCTGGAAAAACTGTTTACCAAGGTTACTACCTATCATACTAAGTGGGGTGCGATTATTCGCTACTGTTGTCTGAATGTTTATGTTCATAATATATCCTTTTTGATATCGTTTTTGATTAAACCAACGATATATTGTTAATAAATGTGAATTAAAAGAAAAAAGAAAAATGCACTGCTTCGGAGAGTCGCTTAGGTGCTTTTTTTATATAGATAATGTGTGTAGTTGCTGTTCAAATGTTAAGCACGCTTTTTGTATATTTAGTTACATATTTATATTCCTTAAAATGAAGCTCAATCTATATAACAGGAATCCAACGGTAGGATTAGCTTTGCCATTTCATATACAGTGTGTAAAGCTTAGAATGCTACATCAGAGAATTCAATCTCATATCTATTTTTTGTAATGTTTATTTTTATAAAAACATAATACGAAAGTTAATCCGTATATTCTTTGATACTGATTGTTAGACAATCGACAAAATTTCTTAAAAAGACTAATGCACAATATGTATCATACCCACGAAAATTGGTTTGAAATATCTTTGTTAGTTCCCCTATAAACTTACAAAAAATTTCATTTTGCAACTTAGCTGTTGCCGCGCATCCTTGTTTTAACGTCCAAGGATGTCCTGTCGACGGTTTCCTATACTTACTACGTGCGTGTGTAGCTTTTTACGCGAGGAGTGCGTTTCATTATCGAACGGTCTTATATCTTCCAGAGGATATTTAGAGACCCTACGGCTTGTTTTCTACTATTGGCAAGTGCTTGCCTCATTTGTTTATAGTGCACGAATATTGAGATTTTAACTCATACATTTTCGCTTGTCACCCACTTTAAGAGCTTTTTACACATCTATAGACAGTAGATAGTAAAAGATGTTTCCGATACATCACCTGCATACGCTTCTGCACTGCGTCTCATGACTCCTTAAAGCTGCCCATCACTTCCATGTATTAGACCTACCTTTCGATTTACACACAGATTTGCTGTCTGTATTTTACTCCTGGTTATCATAACGGTTGGCACTCGAACTTCAGACCTCATTACTTTCCTACTTACAACGTAGGTTTTTTCACTATCTGGGGACATTCAATTTTTGTTAATAACTTGTTTACTTCTTATTTATCGCTACATATTTTCATATAAGATATATAAATTTATTCATATACGCAGTTATAGTTTAACGGATTCTATCCCACAGGGACTATAATATATGTATATAGATAAAAATCTTATATTATGTTTTGTATTGAAACGAAAGATTACTTTGCAAGATATACTGGAATGTATAACCATTATTTCATCTTCGTGATTGTTGATTGTTTCTTGTTGACTGTCAAGTTGTCACCTAAATTCTTACAAGGCACTACCTTGTAGACTATAAACACAATTTCGCTTACCAAATTGCACCTATATCATATCAGACTTTGTTCGCGGTCTCGTATCGCGCATGATTTTCATCAACTAAGGGTCTGCCCCACCCTCCTGGTAGTTTCTCTTTTATATCCCGATAAACTACAAAAGCCTGTCGGTCGTACTTCATCGTATATTCAGTCGTTTTACCCCATCACTGGCTCCCCTTCAACGGAGATGTGCTGAATCTAACAGCAAGGACTTACATAGACAGCATATTTACGATATACTTTGTGAGTATTATCCTCACAATATTGCTATACTCCATACATTTTTTCATACCTTCATACTGGATTTGGCGTCCAGGAACACTATACTACAGCTTACAGATTTGATACTTCATACTTATTTTGGATCTACTTCTCGTCGTACACCGATATCATTGCAGACTGTACCATACCATGTATACATTCTCCCACAGTGTAAGTTTTTCGTAAGTATGTTTCAACTCGTGTTACGTTTGTACATTCTTAGTATCATTGAATGTAATTACGATACGACTATCATTTTGCTCTTCTTGAGACTTATGCGTATTTAAGAGGTCCATCGCCAGACGGTTCTCATGGACATTAGGACTTGATAATGACGCTCTGTCCTCTTACATATGAATTTTCACAACATATGTATTTCGTTCTACCTTTTGGGTATCTCACCTTTTGAGAAGGCTAACATATTCTCGAACCAAGTTTATTTTTCGTACATAGGTTAATGGGACCTACTATATGTACTTACCTACGATATATATCTACCTACAGCGCAAAGCTGTAGATAGATATATAATGCTAATTAACATCCGTAGAGGAATTTAACTTTTTCAGATCATATTCACCTACCTTATGTACTTTGTACATATAAGTAGGTTTATGATCAACGGTGTCTTCCTTCACATCCGTACGTGTTGCTATATAAAGAACTGGGACGTGGACTGTCTTCGTCTTTACTCTACAAGGTACGTTTACCTCAATAGATTTTGTTTGTGAAACATACACTGTATCGCGTACAGTGTCTACTTTACTCTCTTGTGCACGTTTGTTGAGCTGTAAATCAACAGGAAACTGCATCTTATTCATGTCAACGGTTGGCATTGTTGCAGCCATCATTTGAGTTCCATGAATAGAATCTGATTTTGTAACAGCATCAGCTAAGCAAATTCCGGATATTGCAAAAGCAATGCTACACAAAATTGTTGTCAACTTTCTCATAACTTTGATAGTTTAATCGATTGCGTGTTTAAATGCGTGTACAGCTGCCTTAATACGGCGATCAAGATTTGCAATAGTGTTTCCGATCGCCGAAATTAGTTTTTTGACTGCTCTCCTTCTTTCTTTTCTGCATTAGCTGCAGTTGAGAACTCCTTGTAAGCAATGTTCTGCTCCAAAGGATCGAGGAATGAGTTCACGATAACACCTGCACGCTTCTTGACGTTCTCAAGGATTTCGTCCTTCTTCTCGTTAGATTCGAGTTCATCGAACTTAACGTCTGGCATCCAGAGATCGATAATGTTGCGTACGATGAATGTTGCCTTGTTCTTCTTCTTGACGTCTTCTCCCTTGAAGTCGTCGATGAGGCTTTCAACAGCATCGAAGTTAGGATGGCTGATACATTCCTTGATAGACTTGCAATAGTCTATGTTCTTCTGTACCGGCTCAAGCATGTTCTTACGAACACTCTCGCTGCTATCCTTTACTGTTTTCTCCTTGCGCTTGTATTCTGTTTCATACTCCTTGAGATGTTCGTCAACATTCCAGTTAACGAGCACCTTAACGATTGCTGCTACTGTAGAATCCTCAAGACCTGCGTTTGTGGTCTTGTTTCGAGAAGAACGATAGAGGATGATGAACGGAGATACTGGGTTCTTAGTTTCAACAGCCTGGTTGTACACATAGTGTGCGAGACCTACTGTTGAGAACGGGCATTCTCCGATAAGTAAACGCATGTCTTCCAGGAGATCAGAAACAGATTTTGCCTTAATCTCCGCAAGTTTGGTCTTGCTTTCATCGGCGTTAGCAAGCTTAGACGCTTCAAGCGATCGTACCGAGCGAAAAAACTCAGTTGCACGAACCATACGATCGTATGGACGTGTAGACGCAGACGTGTCTCCAAGGATGAATACGAGCGACTTCTTGAGCTGCTCGTTGTTGGTAATCTTCGATGGATCAGTTGTAGGCTTTTCGTCTACAACAGCCTTCTCCTTCTTCACCTTCTTTTCAGTTTCCTTAGAAACTACTACAGCGTTGCTTGGAACCTGTACGGTACCGTCCGCATTGGGCGCTGGAAGAAGTTTTGAATCGATCTTAATACCGAGCATAGGAGCTACCTCTGTGATTGCGCCAAGCTGAGCAGAGCTCATCTTAACTGCGAAAGGTGTCTTTGCAGAGACAATCTCATTCACGAGAACTGTTACGAAGCCGATGGCAGTAATACCATCAATCTTCTCCACAACAGCCTCACCGAAACGTGTTTTTGCGTTCGGATCGTCGTGGAAGAACGTCTTAAGACCGTTCAGAAGGTCCACCTGGTGGTTTGCGTCAAGACCAGTGTCTGACTTACTGTTAAGCTGCTGATTGAGCTTGTTAACGTCAATTACTTCTACTGAAGTAGATGTTACCTCAGTAGTATTCTTAGCTGCAGGAGCAGCTGTCTTTGTTTTCTTATTGTTTGCCATTTTGATAATGTCTTTTAAAATTAAATTTGTTGAAAAATGAAAAATTTAATAGATTAATTACTTGTGACACTTTATGTCGTCACGTTAATACTCCCAAAAATAGATCGTTTTGATCAAGATGTGTCGAAATAGGTATACATAATTGTGGGTTGAACGGTTTAACAATTCCTAACATACAATCCTCCGAGATAGTTCGAATGTTGATTGGTTCAGGTGTACTCTTACTCACAGCGACTGGTTCAGATTTCTCTGTTCCGTTGGTGGTGCTAAATACATCTGTTAACAATGCACACACGGCATTAGATGTATCTTCGCACAACTGTGTGGAATACACCTGATCAACATTCTCCTTACTCGGCTTATTGTGTGCTGACAGCAACACTGTTGTAAGAGCAAAAGCTCCTACATAGGATGCAAACAACGTCCAGAACAATTTGTTAGACTCATTGTATCGAGAGATACAGCAAATCAAAACTATTCCGATAATAAACCAAAGTACAAACATGTTTTTAAAGTTTGAGTGATTTTTTAATGTTCGCTCGTGTACGAGAAAGGATCGACTTAATCGTACCGGTCGAAATAGACAGATTCTTGCTAATTTGTTCTACAGTTAGATTATCTTTGTAAAATAATAAACAAATTTCTCTGTGTATAGGAGAAAACCTGTCAAATTCCTCCAATAATTGTTCGTATGTTATGCGATTGACAGTATCACATTCATTCGACTCAATTTGATCTAATGACATTTTATTGTCATCATCTCCAAGAAACTTGTTTTTGTCACCAATTTTACGCAAATAATCTATTGCAGTTCGATTAGCAATGATTCGCAGCCATCCTCCGAATGAAGAATAGTCTGTGAACGACGAGAGTTTGTAATAAACTTTTAGGAAGACTATATTTGTTAAATCTTGAGCTTCATCGAAATCTTTTAGATATGAATACAACACATGGTCTACAAAGTTTTTATATCGATGAAAAAGTTTATTAAAAGCAAGTGTATTACCTGCTTTGGCGTCCTTGATTAGACGAATCTCCTCTTGGGTAATCTTAGGATTCTTCATAATCAACAAAATATTATATACCGGTTATTAAGCTGTCACTGCTGTAAGAGTCGGTTGCTCATTAGTTCCGCGTTGTGATCAAACACTACTCTCAAGGAGACGCGGATATTACCTAAAAAGGTAATTGTTCGAGCATCAGTGCTTTTTTTGCACATTTGACGCTCTCAATTAGAGAATCACAGAAATATATATACAAATGTTTTGGTAGTAATTTATCCATTGCGCTGGATATTATGCGTGTTTTTATTTGTGAGGTTAAGTCAGAATCTTTTTTTATATTTAAGAAGATTTCTGTAAATATCCAAACAGCATTGTTTTGTACTACGTAGTCATTCGCTATAATTTCTAGTAATTCTCTACTTTCTTTTGAAAATCCATCTCTAACTAGTAACATTGGTTCATACAATTTATTTGATGCGCCTTGATTGTATATGTTACGTAACAAATCTATTGTTTCGTCTAATGTTTCTGGTATATGAATCTTCATTCCTGTACGAATTGCTTCGCACAAGAGTCTGTTTTTTAAATAATTTGGGGAACTAATCATATGTCGAAATGTTCTATTAATAAATTCATCATATCTTCTTGCTCCCAGTCTTCGAGAAAGTCCAAGTACTCACGCTTTATTTTTTCTTTTGTTTCATTTTTATCGTGACCACTTGTAATAAAAGTAACGTATGCATTTTCTATATATGCATAATTCGTTGTGAACCAGTCTACCCATCTTTCAACAAACATCCAATGCTTTTTTGTTTCATAGATGTTTACTTTAGATGAATTAGACTCAGATGATAGATTGTTCCAATCTATTGTTTTATGAAAATCAAATCCTTTATTTCCCTTTTTGATACCTAACACTATACGTGTGGCATTATCTCTTTCGAGTTTAGATGCATAAATGGATATGAAATTCTTATAAACATGATCTACCCAGGCTGTTTTAGAATTATTCCATAACAACGCTAGGTTTACTACTAACGGAACTCTGTCCCGTAACATAGCTTTATATCCAGTATTAACCATAGTCGAATATAAATAAATACACTATTCTCACGAACCGTGTATTCACATTGCTAAAACCTTAAATACAAGAATTACGACAATTCTACTAGTTAAATCTAATTTAATCATGTTAGTCGTGAGTGTTGCGGAATCGAACCGCATACGTAAACCTTATGTACACCATGACACTCTCCTCCACTTTAGTAGGAAACACTCAGATTAAACTCACGCTACGTGGGTATAATCTACAACATTATAGTTGCCAGTTAAATTTATATATAAACGCTTAATGTATTTACTTCCTTTGGTAATCAAATGCCAATACACGCCCAAATTCAGTTTTTTTATTAAAGTGTGAGAACTGAAAAACTTACTAGGTGACGCTTTTCTCTGTGGACGTGCTGGGAGTCGAACCCAGGTCTTACCAAATTACCTCATACGCGTAAATATCTTTTGTAATATTCTGTTGATCAGACAGAATATTGTATTTAAGCTTATTTTTAGGCGTTCTAAGACACTTTCATACGTCTTGTGATTAGCTACTTCACTTAACATATTTGAATGCCTTAGAACGCTTTATTTCTATGCTTAAATCATAAGCAGTGATGTACTGACTCAAAGGTTCTTGTACGTTGCTTTTACAACATTTTTGATTCCGTTTAGAATAATGCCGTATCCTTATTAGGTGATACCAAAGACATTATAGGTTCAATGACTCGCTAAACTAATTCTTTGATCATGTTATTCATATTATTATACCGTGAATTCGGTAATGTTTTCTCCCTGACTGGTTCTAAGACTCTGCAGGAAACGTTAATTCGTTTCGTAGTGTTTCTTAATGGCCCTAGAATGTCCATCCTTCCCGAACACTTCCCCCTCTCTATATGCAATGGCTCAAAGGCTCTTTTGCTGGAGAAAACATACGTTTAGTCGTACCAAGAATAACGGTAGCCACCGATTTCTGAATCATTGAGCTCGCGAAGCTCGTCATTCAGAGTCTTGTTGCTCTCGTTGATCTTGTCCGAGATGTCCTTATCGAGCTTTTCAAGCTCGGTCTTGTACTGAGTTGGAGTAATGAGCTCCTTCTCGTCCAGAGGCTTGTTGAAGTTATCGCCCGGCTTCGAGCAGATACCTGTAAGCTTGTCGAGCAGCTCACTTGCACGAGTGAGCTTCTCCTTGGTGATCTTGTCTTCACGACGACGAGCACGTAACTGAAGGAGTGTGCGACGCTGTTCATATGTCGCTTTTCCGATTGCGTTCTTGAGAAGACGCTTCTGCTTCTCCTCCTTTTCCTGTTCCATCTCTGCCTTCACCTTCTCATGAAGCGTGGTAGGCATGAGATTACCCTTGCGGATCTGATCCATTACGTTGTCCTCGTCTACTGTGGTTACGTTCACCTTCTTTGTTTCTTTGTCCTTTGCCATTTTGATAATGTTTTAAATGTTAATAAATTAAGTTTATAAAAAAGATGTTGTTTTAGAAATCGTCATCTTCGTCTTCCCACTTCACGTTTTTCTTTTCACGCTTGTAAGGCTTTGCTTGTACATGACGTGGTTTTGAATACTCCGATTTCTGTGGTTTTTGTTTTTTCTGACACATAAAAACGATTGTTTAGATGTTTGATGCTACTTTTTTGATCATACCTAAGATCTTAGGTGTGATTTTGTACTTGTTTTTCAGATTTTCTGGTGGATCAACTTCACCGAGAATCTTTATTGCGTTGATCAAAGCTTTGTTGTTACCTTCTGTAACAGCACGTTTGGCATCCGAACTTAATCGGTAACCAAATATAATTTCTTGCATGAACAAGTCAGTTTTTGACAGAATGTCAAAATACATTGTTCCGATCAGAAGACACGCACTCTGTACAGGATCGTCATCTTTGACTTTCTCAAAAACAGCTGCATTTGCATGCAATGCTGCTAATTGAGCTAACTCACAACCATCCATCAAATGGATATCTATGGATGTGTTCTTTGTAGCATGTTTTTTTACAAACTCTGACAATGCGTTAACTTCATCATCAGAAAACTGTGTGCCGTGATAACAAATCACGACAGTACGAATTGATTTACTCGGCATTTGTCACTCCTTCCTTTATTAGTTGAAAATGTTTACCATCAATGATGGTATCTACAGTATGTTTCTCGTATGCATAATCTTCATGTAGTTGTTTTCGTTGAAGATTATCGTATATCGTTTTTCCGTGTAGATACTCCGTTATGACTGCGTTTTTTGTTAACGAGCCATCTCGGTTGTATACAACTGTAGCGACGTTGATGAAGGTTTCATGAGGCATGTGAATGAAGATACTGTCTGTACAGGATTCTTCTGCGTATCGTTCCTTGTACTTGCAGATTTCTTGAACGTTGTCGAACGTTGGGTTTAAAGCCTCGTCGATTGTTCGCGCAATATACACAGAATCGTTACGACGTTCTGTACGAATCTGCTGTTTTCGTTCAGATCGATGATCACATGACGTTACTACGAGCGCCGCCATAAACAAGACGATAATACAGGTTACGAATGTTACAATACCAATAAATCGGTTTTTTACAAACTTTTCTTTCATTTTTGATAAATGATTTTAATTAATTTATAAACTTTTTGTCCAGTTTTTATGGAACTTGGAATAAACCTTTGCATCTTTAGTTGTTTTCGCAACATACACACTTAAATGTGTACTAAAGTTAAGTGAAAAGAGGTATGCAACAACCTCCTTTCACAAATTTAGTCAACTCAATTATTAGTCATCGAGTAGAACACTTCCAGCTATCATGAAGCTTAGAACAAGTCCAATCAACATAACAGTTGTGATCACACAATATGGCATCGGCATTACATCGCAATGTTTCAAAAATTCATATAATGCATACAAACATGCGAAAGCTGCGGCATACGATGCACATACTAATACAATAATGATTTTTTTCATGCTTTTACAATTATTATACCGTTTTCTGCACAATTAAAAGTCTCATGATATCGCTTATCACTAATATTTGGGCATAAATAGATATCATCTAATATACATCCTTTACACCCGTCTTTTCTTTTTACAGCTCGGTATACTTTGTTTTGTATTGACACGAATTGTCCGGGTTTAGGTGTTTTCATATTAGTCTGTATAAATTAAATCTCCCAAATAGATACGTATGTAGTGTTTCTTCGTTTCGAAGTCTTCTTTGAGTTCTGCGCTTACAAATTTGAAGTAAGCATAGTCTCCATACGCATTTACTAGTTTAACGACATCAAAGTCTTTTGTAAAAACTTCATTGTATTTTGTTGTTACAGAGTGATTGATAATTCTCTGCTTACGACGTACAATGTCGTTGAATGTTTTGCTTTCAACAGGCAAGATCAAGTTCTTCATTATACGCATGTTTTTCTTTTGTATATAATGAAGAGTCTTTTTCTTGCTTGTTGTATTAAGCACATATGTGTCCCATCTACTTGATTTTACTACGAACAGATACGGACCGATGAGTTTTCCGCTTACTGTTTTTCTTCGTACTAATTTTCCTATCGTTTTGCCCATTTTCTTATGTATTTGTTTTTGAACCGGATGATAGATGAGATCTGACCGTTTTTAAGCTTGATGCCTAATGACGGTTTGATGTTATTTGCTTCACACATTTTGATGTACGATAAGACACTTGGAGATACAGGAATTAACTCCGAAATGTCATTTTTTGTATCATTGTAGATTGCATAATATCTGGTTTTACCAGATGTTGTCTTTTCTTCAATGTACTTATCAATACATTCAGTTTTACACACAACGGTGTCATACTGTGCTTTTGTTTGTGCACAACCTTTTACTATACTTAAAGTGAAAAGTAAAAGAAGTATTCCAAAACCGATGTAGTGTCCAGGATCGAAATTACTTTCTTTTGTCATAACTTTGATTAGTTTTTTTACTTTCAATGGACTTCCTACCACTGATTAGGATTTTTATTAACTTTTTCAGCACAATTTTAATGTAACTAGGTTCTGCAAATATTGAAGTTTCTTTTAAATTGTTGAAAGTAGTTCTTCTTTGTGCTGATATGTGAATAATACGTTTTTCTATCTCTTTAGATACCCATCTAATCGCTTCATATAAAGTTGGAACGGATACATAGAGATATATTATGTCATCTGTAAATTTTGATTTACTGTTAACATGATTCCAATCTGTTGGATAAGACGACATAATGCAATTGAACTTTCTACCTTTTGGTTTATTTTCTTCCAATTTCTCTATACAATAATGTGTAGAGTATTGGTCAAAGCCTAAGGCTTTAAGTTCAATTGCAGTATTATATGTCACAAGATTTTTTACGTCTGTCATTTAGTTATTAAGAATGTTAATGAAGTCTTGAGTTTGTTGGAGTCTAAGAATGTTCTAAACAATCTTTCTAGTACGTGTGCTGCTGAAGATGTTATATCTTTTGTCAACAACATTGTCGTATTACCATCTTTTAACCAAAGACGATTACGATCATTGCCAAGCTTGTCTTTAGTCACATTCTTCTTCCTCGGTGGATGTATCTGATTTGTACATCTCAAAGTCTTTTTTGATTGCTTCATAGAGATCTTTTGTTTCTTTTGTTTTGATAGCGCATCTTAGACATGCTTCGACAAGACTTGACAAAACATTAAATATGTTTTTGTCTTTATTTCCAAGTCTTTTTATGATGAAGTCGACTTCTGTTACAACTTGATAACACGTCTTTTTGATTATAGCTACTGGTAAACTCTCTTCGTCTGTACTTCTTGTTGTTATGTTAACACTTATTGGTGTATCTTCTAAAATATCATGGATTGTAGCTCCAAATATATCTATGGTGTCGGCATTAAACGCATTATATTTTTTAAAGAAGATTTTCCCTTGTAGTGTTAAAGGATCTAATTCTGTCATTACAACTTTCTGTAACAGAACGTCTGGTTGTCCCACTACTGTGGTTCGTCCTATTGTTGTCATGTTCTTTTTATGTTAATCACCTTCTATAGTCTCGTTGATTTCAGATACGACCTCTTCAACATCGTCACAATGATTACCGTTTATTTCGATTACATTGTGAAATATTGAATTTGTTGTTTGGATATTAATATTTCCTTCAGTAGTTTTAAGTATATTTTTAATATCCTTGATTTTTACACCCACTGTTCCTGTTGGTGTAGTTATTGCTATGAATTTCTCCATACACTAACAGTTTTAGTAAGTATTGTTCAACGCTTCTGCGACATCGTCAATAGATTCGCATTTTACACCGTTTACGTGTGTTACATCATAACAAGTACGATTTTCGGTTTCTATTGTAATAGAACCGCCATTACATTCGATATTTTGTATATCATCTGTATTTACGTATACAGGTGATTCTGTTGACGATTCAATTTTTACAAATGGTCCTTTCATTTTGATAATGATTTTTGGTTTTTAACTAGTTTTAGTCTAACATTTATTACGCTATAGACTATTTAGCGTCAATGATAGGTTTAATCTTTTTGTAGATCATACCTAATTCTCTTTTAGATACAAATAAGGTGTGACTAAAACCTTCACTATCTATTTTTGTTAAAACAAACATTGAAGATTTTTTGTCACTCCTTAAATGTATCTTAGTTGGTCGTATCTTGAAGTCGCTCATCTATTGCATAGTTATATTCAAGATACTTTGCTCCGATATCTGTAGACCAGATCGGATCATCAATGTCAGTAATTTGGTTAAGAACATTTTCAGAAGCATCATAGTATTTTTTATATAAAGCTACTTTGTGCTTCAATTCCGTATTTTCTGACACAACATATAATCTGTAATGCATCAAACATGTTGACATAATACAGATAAATAAAGAGATGTAAACATACGGGCTTTCGCGCGCATATTTGTTAAGAACCACTAGTATCACATCTATTGACATGACTACTAATACACACCTGATCAATCCTTTTACTACAGGTTCGTTTGCATCAATCATTAGATTCATTGCAAATACTGGTAAAAGAATCAAAATTGCTATGAGCAATTGCAACAAAAAGAGAAATACTTTCTTCATATTGATTATGTTAATTGATTTCTTTTAAAGAAACATCACTATTCTCACGAACCATGATGTTTAAAAACTAAATTCTTTTTATGGCAAGAATTAAAAGAGTGATTTTTACAATACCCTATGTGTGTATACTATTTATTGTATGTTCAAAACTTAAAAAGTGCCACTACTCTCACGAGTAATGACACTTAAAAAGATATGGAACAAATTAAACTTGTAGACTATTTATTATACTTATAATTATAAAAATATTACTATTCTCACGAACCGTAATATCTTAATTTTCTAAATATTAATTCTGTACTACTAAAAATGTTGTTATTCTCACGAACCACAACATTCAGAACCACAAATTGAAAGCTTAAACCATATAAGATGAATATAAGTATACTATTAAATGCAATAAATAGTTTCGTCTTGGTCTCATCAGTACACATTTTATACTCTCCCAAGCTGAGTTTAAACACTACTATTCTCACGAACCGCAGTGTTAGCTATGCACAATCCAATAGACAGTCTAGTGTTTATTTTTGTATTTTCTAAACTGTTTTCTAGCTTCTTTGCTGTTTTTGTATGTGGTCTTTATATAAGTACCGTTCGAGCATACGGTTATAGACCACTCAAATGCGTGTTGTCCAGATAGAACGATAGTATTACCGAACATATCTTCAATGACTGCTCTGACTTTTGTCTCACAATTTTCTTTGTGAAATTCATGTTTTTTTCTCATTTTGATAATGATTTAAATACATATTTGATTGTTAGAAACAAATTGTTAACTCAAAATCTTTGCAAACTGTCTCAATATTGAAATCATCAACATCATCTACTTCTACACAATGTGAATCTTCATCTAAAAAGGCATTTACTCCACGATGTTCCAATATTCTTGTTGCTTCTTTTGCTTCTTCTAAACTAGAGAATTCGAATGTATAAACATCTTTTTTCTTCTCTATAAGTTTTACAGGTTTATGTAATGTAAGTGTGATTTTTGTATATACTACCATAAACGTTAAGATTTATGGTTAATCTCTAGAAACTATATGCTTTACTAAAGCTTTTGTTATTGCTAATTTAGTTGCATCTTCATATGCTTTAGTTGTAGTTTCTTTTTTTGGTGTATTATCTTTTACACCGAATGGAGTGCCATCTGCGAAAGTAATGTTCTTACATGCTGCTTCAAAATCAAAATAACCATCGTTTATAATTATGTTTTGATTGTTGATTTCAGTTATATAATCGTAAGAATCTTCTATTTTTACCCATCCAAATGGAAAATGATTTTTCAATTCTTCCCAACACTCGTTTTTGTCTTTAAAAGGACGATACTGAGACTTAGGTTTGATACGATACATGTATGCATCCGTATTCCAGTAGTCTACATCATGTACAAACCAGTTAGATGGTAGATCTTCTGATTCTTTCATTTTGCATTCGATGGTTTCGCCCTTTAAGAAAGCTTGCATGACCTTGATTAGATTTTCTGTGTTTTCTTTTTTCATCGTTATTGTTTTTTAATTGATTTAAAAAGTCAGTCAGAGTTACTTCCATTTTCTTTTACTTAAAGAAAACCGAAGAACTCCTTCACAAAGAATGCATAAAGAATCGATCTAGTCTCTATCTTCGAAGTCTAGGACTCTTAAAATCACGAGCTCTTTCTTCTAAGAGACTAAATATCATTTCAAACTCTTCGTTGTTCCATTTAGGAGATGGAAAACGGCTGATTGCCTTAAGCAACTGAAGACATTTTAATTCGGTCATATCTCCAATGCGAACAAGCTTACCTTCGTTGAGTTTTGTTAGAAGGTCGTTCATAGCATTTGCTTCATTGAAAGAATAGATACTAATGTATCCTTCCTTCGATGTATAAACTATGTTAGATTCTTTGATGCTGTGAATTTCCTTAGCTGTTGCTACGGCTTCTTCATATGCTTCCAAACGCTTTCTTAAAGCGGTTGTAAATTCTGCATCATAGTTTAACATCATACGATTGAAGTTATCTTCAAAACTAGAAAGATCTGAAGTCTCCAACTCTTTGGTTACTTTGAGAACTCTCTCGATAACCACTGTTCCGTCTTGATTTACTCTTATTGCCATATTTTTTTGTATTTTTATTTAATAAATATATAATTTTTCTTTTTTAGATTATTCTGCTAACTGTTGTACTTTCTAGGTATTTGCCGTAGAACAAAAGGAGCCCGCGTGCCATATAGGCATTTGGGCTCTCTTGTTTTTAGAATGGATCTCCGTTTGAAGTTGTGGTTGCTGCGTCAACAGCGTCATCAACCTCTACTTGTACTCCATTGTGTACGTTTGTTTCAACAGCCTCTTTGAAGAAGCGTGACTCCATACGCTGACCTTGTGTGTCTGGGTCAAAACCGTCAAAGTAGATAGTCTTGAGCTTGTCACCGTCAGAGATGATGTAGTCAATCTGTACGAGTACCTGAATGGTATCAACCATTAGAGCTGTGCCGTCTTTGGTTGTAACCTTGCTTCCGTCTGCGTTGTTCATGTAACACAAACCTTTACGAAGCTTGTAAGGTACAACCTGCATGCCTGGGAACTCCCATAAGCCGTCCATGAGGTCATCATCGCCTGATTCGCGCAAAGCCTTCATATCGATGTTGTATCGATCGTTGACTTTCTCGCCTACTTTGTATTGGAGTAGACCTTCGATGAGAGCCGGTTCGTCTTCTTCAAAGAACAATAGTTTACGTGTTTTGCAGTTACGTGTTTTCTTGTTCTTTACAAAGAAGATAGCGTACTTTGACTTCTTTCCGTTTACACCTTCCTTTTTTGCTTGTCCTACTTGAATTGCGATAGTCTTGTATACCGACAATTCGCTTCCGTCCATTTTGTTCATGATTATATTGATTTTTAGTGAATAATCTATGAAACGCTATATATTAATATGGCGTACAAGTCTATTCCTTGTTGTCAGCAATGAAATGTGTGAGTGATGAATTGTCTCTCCACTCTACACAATTAAACAATCATTTTGTTTCATTGCGAACCATACAAGATGTCTCCTTGTACGGAACGACTAAAGAGCAATAATGTGTACCTCTGTGGAGGCACACACTACTGCTAAATCCTGTAGTCTAGATGCAAGTGGTTAGCTCACCTACAGGAATAATTCTGCATTCAACTGTTACCAACAGTATCAAGTTTGGTTATTAAGGAACATAACCATCATACTTCCTTCACTGGCAAGTTAAAACCAGTAGTATGATTCGTCACAGATGCAGATCTATGACTACCGCTCTTTCTTCTCGCATTCATCGCGGTAAATGACCAGGCTTACATTAATTAGTTTACATGTTTTTAGCCTTTCATTTAGTGAGTCATTTTATACTCATTCGCCTAAAGTGGAAAGGTAATGAATAACAGCATTTTATATTAATGTTGTTATTTTATAAACGTTTTTCACGTATAACACACATATCCTTTCCATTTAGAAGCCTGATAGGAACTAGATACTTTTTGTGTGATTACACGTGTGGTGACCTAATGTTTAGAGTATTTACGCTCATCATCCCGTTAGTGTCCGACAACACTTCAAGATAATTTCTGGTCTCTCCCAACATATTTAGGTACGTTTCACCGTTTAAAGTTTTAATGTGGGTTAATTTTTTTATACTCCACAACCTTGGGCAGAGATATTAAATTGTGTTTTACGCCTAAAACTTACATTGGACTATAAAATAAGAAATTGTCGATAACTGGTGGCATGATATTACTTGCGAGTTATCTCGAGTTAGCGTGTGTTACTGTCTCGAGTTCCCTACAAAACCCTTAATAGGGGAATTTCTTATAATATACATAAAGTAAGAAAAACTACGGCGTCCTCAACATCTTGGAAATACTGAACATAGTATCATGGCTTTTACATCCAATGCAATCCACAAGGTTAGATACTCCTTGCCACACTATGCAATATCTTTTGTATTGAGTTTTTTAAATGTTCACAGACACAGAGCCATTATTAACTACTAAAAAGTTGAGTTAATAGTTTCTCTCTGTGTTTCGTCCAGTCTCATCAGTGTGAATTTTATAGTCTCCTGGCTGACTTTAATGTATTTATACTCCACAAATCTAGATAGAGTACAACTACGGAAATTTATTTTATTTCTTTCATTGCGACTGCTATAAGATGTTCATAGTATGGAACGACTAAGTGAACTTAAGGCTACTATTGTAAGTAACCTTAGTTCAATTAACATTCTTTTTGTGCTAATAAGATAGACTTTTCAGGATTACCTGTTAAGACATATACTTGTACTGTATCACAAGTACAATTCTTTGAGTATTCTTGATACGCCTCTTCGAAACTATGTACGTGAGTTACTGTTTTTCTCTCATCATACCATCTAACAATTTTGTATTTCATATATATATGTTTATTTGCGATTTACATAAGTTGTTGTATTGGAACGTATAAATAAACAGTAATGTACACTATAAGAGCATACACTACTGTTTAAATGTTACTTTTTCTTTTTTTCTGTAATTTCAATAACTCTTTTTGCAGCACTATTAATCAGACTATCTGGTATAAAATCAGATACTACTGTTAATAACATCTCTGGATCTACTTCAAGCAATGCTTTCAGTACGATTCTTTTTGTTTCTTCGTTCATAGTTATATAAATTTGATTATTTGCGATTAATATAAGCTGTAATCATATGGAACGACTAAGTAGTTTGCCGGGATTTCTCCCAGCAAATGCTACTTCTTTAGTTTGTCTAATTTGACATATAGCTCTAATAATGCAGCTGCATCATCGGATCCATCCATATCAAATACATCATTTTTGTCTAATACAACTCTTGATAAAGAATCAATCTTCTCAAGAGTGGTGACATACTCAGTTTGTTTGTCTGTACTAACATGTGCAGTTTTAGCTGCTACGTGTACACCTGCTAACATTACTACGGCTAACAGTAAATACGCTAAAGAATAATGTTTCATTGCTAATATGTTTTATTATACAAATTGTCTGAATAAAAAGAGAGTAGGAGGCCGAAGCCTCTTACTCTTGTACGAACAGCACTTCTTTGTGGAAGCGGATGTTGTAGCCAGGATTTTTGGACAGCCAATCCTTGATGCTATTCAACGCTTGGTCGAATGTATCAAAGTTGTTGGACCAATGCCAATACTTGAAGTTTTTCTTGTCCTGGATGCCGATTCGCCATACTTCTTTTGTTGTCATAGTTGTATATATTTAAAGGGTTAATATTGCGAGCAATATGAGATGTTTCATTAGGAACGACTTAGAGAAAAGCAAACGCCCCGAAGGGGCGAATGCTTAGAAGGGAAGTTCGTTTAGGAAGAAGCTGCGCAATGGACAATTGGCACGCATGTAGCGTTTAACAGCATGTGTGATGTTGGCAACATCATAGTTTGCTGCATACCATTCGTAGAATGCGCGAGGACTTAACCGTGCTTCAAACGAGTAATCGTATGGAGATTCGGTCGTATTTTCTCCGCGCATAAACAAATGTGAGAAGTGAATAGTCTCGTAATCTGCATCTGTCATATAGCTGACCATTTTGAAGTATACTATGGTCTGGATGTTGTTGCGCTGACAGTACGCAAGGAATTGATGCAATGTAAGCATTTTGGATTGTGTTTTAGGGTTGTGTGCAATATTGCGATTTATATGAGATGTACGATTTATGCAACGTTTAAGTGGGCAGCGAGCGCGACGGAGTCGTGCGCAGCACGACAACGTCGAGCACACAATAGTATAGAACAATGATATTGTTATTAGTATTGTTCTGATGTTGTTTTTGGTTTGAAATTGATTTAGATGGCAGTTTGAGTGCGGGGGTGTTTCGGTTTCCGCTAAGGGGTGGGACGAAATACAGTGACTATTTCGCATTTTTATGTTTATATAACAAAAAAATAAAAAATAAAAAAAATCCGAGCTAGCTAAGCTAACCCGGACTATATTATTCGTTACTAAACACTTCTTGGAATTTATCGTATTCACCTTTATCACTCATTGTTATTGCTAATTCTACCATACTTGCTATAGAGTGTTCTCCTCGTTTTCTGGCTTCGTTTAAGAGATCAACCATTCTCTGTCTCTCTTCTGGATTCAATTGTTTTTTCATAATCTTCATGTAATGGATGTACTAAATCATACATTTGTGGATCTACATGTGTTTTATCCCTTAAGTCAAAGAAATGTTCCCAATCTTTATCAAACCCACACATATATAATTCTGTTTTAGTTGCATTTGGGAGTACTATACGAGCCTGTTGAGGAGTTAATCCTAACGATCTTAATTTCATATATGTATCTTCTATATTTGCAAATAATTGATGTGTCAATACGGTTTCATTTGTTTGTTCATCCAATTCTGGTTGTTTCCACGCTGGCTTAATAAATGTTAATTCATTTCCGAATTTATCCTTATCATATGCTACGTAGCGTTGAGATTCCTGCATAAATGACATAGATCTATGACGAACTAGTTCATGAGATATAGCTCTATTTGTTATAAACTTAACTGTAGTACGTCTTTGGTGATATTTAGTAGGTTCACACATGTATTGCAGATCGTCTTCCCAATGATTTTCTATAATAACTCTATAATTTGTTGTTATATATCTTGTAAGATCTTTACTTATAGTAACAGCACTGAACGGATTGTCTTCGTATTTTAATGCGCTATATATGTTCCTAATCGGATCTGGTGTAATTTTTAGGTATATAGTACCGAACTCCAATGGGCTATAATGTTTCATACTTATAAGACGTTGTACCATCTTTTCTGCACTATCTTCTGTTATTTTATCTTCAGATTTATATGATATTCTAGCTGCCCGTTCTATATCTTTATATACATCTTGTAGTGTATAACCATGTGTTTTACAAATTTCGTATGATTGATTAATTAACTTCATTTTCTATTGTTTTAATTTTATCGTTTATATACCAAATTGCTTTTTTAAGATCTTCTATTGTTTTAGATTTATTATCATATCCTTCCTCTGTTTTATGTCCAGCTCTTAAGATATATTTTATAGCATTACCTAGGTCAAAATCCATGTGTCGTGTTATATCTATAACCTCGATACCTACTTTATCTTTTAGCCAAAGATAATGTGAAGGATGATTTACTTTGTCTTCTTTTTGCATTTCTTCTCTTTTTCTATAGCATCACACATACACTTTACAGCCCATTCTATTATATATGCTAAGTGTTCGTTACCTGTGTTTTTACTACAATTAAACTCTAAATCTACGTCTTTAAATATACCATTCATAACATGAAATGCTTCATGCGCCATTTGTGCTGGTTTAGGTATACCATCAAATACAACTAATATTGTTTTATATCCTGTATTTTTATTATACAATAAATCATACGTAGATCCATATTGATCACCATCGTCTGATATAAATTTAGCATCTGGATCTTTTGTCCATGCATAATTATCATTCATATAATCTATTTCATTTATATCAAACATTATATCCAATTTAGTTGGGTATACATTACAATCATATGAATATACTCTTGTGTTTTGTTTCTTCATATTTATTTTCGTATCTATTACATGGTTGTTTTAATTCCCACATACATTTTACAATATCATGTCCTAAATTATACAAACATGTATTACAATTATGCTGTAACTTCTTCATAATCAGTATATTCGTCCATTACAGTACTTAATGCTTCTTGCTTTTGTTCTTCAATAGATCTCGGCTTATTTTTTAAAGCTTCTATTATATCTTTTTCGTGCGGATTACCGTATTTCTGATAATATTGAAATAACATAGATGAAGCATTATTAA